GACACATAACATGGGATATCTGGATCACTCAACGAATAATATTATCGTCGATGCTGTTCTAACTGACATAGGCCGAGAATTTCTTGCCAGAAATGATGGAAGCTTCTCTATCGTAAAATTTGCTCTAGGCGATGATGAAGTCGACTATACAATGATAGAAAAGTTTGGCAGAACTGTTGGGAAAGAAAAGATTGAAAAGAACACTCCTGTGTTTGAAGCACAGACAAATGCAAACCTTGCGTTAAAGTACAAGGCGGTTTCTGTTTCAAACCCAAATCTTGTAAGAATGCCTAGCGTAACATTCACCAGCGATGGTCTTGACTCAACTGGTACGCTTGTCACAATGACAAGAACAGGCTCTGCATCTTCAAGATCAGTAACACTGACCCAGATAATCACCGGAGAGTCACTGATTGATCCAGAGCTTAGAGATCAAGCGTACATTGTCAAGATGGCAAATCAGTTTATCAGTCTTACTGGATTTACTCCGGACACAATCGATAAGGACGGCGTTGCAACCTACATTCTGCTTAGAGCATCAGGCGAAACAGCAGCCGGCGGCTCTTCGATTACTCTTCCGATTGCAGTAAGATCTATAACTGATACACAATATTCAGTATTTGGAAATTCAAGCGACAAAACTATCATCACAACTGTGATCAGCGTGACCGGCCTGCAATCCGGTGCCACAAAAGAATTCGAAGTCCAGATCTCAAAGTAATGAGGAAATAGATGGCAACTTTTAAAGAAATTTCATCGGCTGATGTCAAGACAAGCAAGTCTGCTTTGAATCAGCTAGTAGATATCATCCAAGAGGATGTATCTGGATCTGCAACTCGCAGATCTTATCAGGTGTTTGTGACAGGATCAGGCGCAACAAGCGTCACCGCATCGCTATTTCAAACTGTATATGATCAAGACTACACTCTGCAGACTGCAAATCCAATGTTTGACATGACAGTTGGTCTCTGGTACTCAGGAACAACAGTCCAGACAATTAAAACTGGTGAAGATACCGCTGGAAAGCTGCTTTTTCCAAGCTCATCAATGCAAATGCGCGAAAAAGTAGACATTTATCGTCAATACGCAGGAAAGCTGCTCGGAAACGCTTCGCAAGCTTTTTATTCACCATTCCAGATCTCAACAGACCCAACTTTGACGTCAGCAGATCGAATAGACAATGCACTATTTCTCAACTTTAAGCGTCTTTTTGCAAGAGACAAGGTAAAGCGCGAAACATTTGCAATGAGATTCTTTGTGACTGGTGACCTTGACGGTGCACCAACTGCAAACAAAACTTCTGCAGAATCAAGCATTGTCAGCGCTTATACAGGTAGTAATCTCTTTAGAACAACAACTTCTGGCTCAGCAATCTTTACCGATGTTGGAGCTGCAAGCTCAAAACGTTCAACATTCGGCGGCGAAGTTGGCGAAATAGTAAACGCGTCTAATACATCACAGAAAGTTGGTCTAATGTTTTATGATGCTGGGACTGCAGTCCTTGATCTATCAAAAATCATTTTTGGAGGCCAGCACGTTTCTGGAGCAATCTCGTCAGTTGTTGGAAATCCATCAATCTCTGGACTTTCAACAAATGAAACCATCATTGGGTCTGGTAGCACGATGGCAACGTCATACGGCTCAAACCCATCAGCAAAATTTATTCCTGACTTTCTAACGTCAGGTAGCATTGATGATATTGTCGATCACCTTGCAAGCTGCAGATTTAGCTCAGGATCAAATACAGCCGTCACATTCCAGAATATTACAAACATCAACAGTACTCTTCTATTTTGCAGAGCAACTGCTGATGAGTTTAACTACTCTTCAAATCCAACGTACGTTGATTCTGACGGTCGCATTGTTGTAATTGATGCTGGTCAAGAGGACACACAACGAGGATTCTCATTTATTACAACAGTTGGAATGTATGACGCAAATGATAACCTTCTGGCAGTAGCAAAGCTTTCAAGACCAATTGAAAAGAATGATGAGAAAGACCTCACAGTCAGGATCAGACTAGATTTCTAAATCTTTACCTGCTTTGATAGATCAGTTATAGAATTATGATGGAAGATAAGCTGGACGATGCGAATCATCAGAGAAGGAGTTGTTTTTGTCTATCATAAAGCTAGGTCGTGATAATTTCGAAAGATTCTCTGTTATTGCTCGTCCACGAAGAACATTCTCTTCAAGCTCTGCAGGAATAACAGGATCAGTTTCTGTTTTTGCTCGTTCATCAAATATCGAGAAGGACATAGAAAAGCAAGTTTTCACAGACTCTGAGTTCACGTCAGATGATCCAGAGTCAATTAGACTTGCTGCAATAGCCTTGTCTGGAACATCGAATCTATCAGGTGAGGTTGACAGCTACATGAAGGGTGTCAATTCATTAACAAAATCTGCAGCAAAAAATAAAAAAGTTGAATCTATTAGATTTGAACCACCGTTCTCATTAAATTCAGACTTTCTTAGAAAGTCGAACATACAAAAAGTGCTTTTTCCGTATTACAGAGTTAAAAATTCTCATGCGCACTGGTCGTTTACAAACTATCAGTGCCTAAACTTTTTCACAGCTTCAAATATTCCGACTGGATCAGTGATCATTTACGACAACGGTGTCACTTCCGGGACAAGAGGACCTTACACCCCAGATTCTGCATTTTCACTAGAGTGCTACGTTAATCCAAGATACCAAAATTTGACATCATCTGACGTTTTTGCGCCTGGGACGATATACCATCTATCATCAACATTTGCATTATCTGTCTGCTCTGGGTCATCAAGAGATAAAAACGGCCTTGTGGACAAATTTAAGCTTCTTTTGCAACTTTCATCGTCTGCTGAAGTTTCACCGTCAGGGGCAGTCACTGGATCATACACTTTTTTCTCTGATGATAACGCGTTAAGCTTAAATAACTGGCATCATGTTGTTGTTAGATGGTCACCGGATTATGACAACGGTTCTGGATCATTTGTGGTTGATGGAGCTGAGCGCGGATTTTTTCATGTTCCTAATACATCAATTTCACCAATATTCAATGGAACTGGTTCTAATGATCCTCAAGACCAGGATACACTGTTCTTGGGAAATTTTTATCAAGGATTAAATACGGCTGCATCTGGCACTGCAAACCTGTTATTAGGCGCAATCGGGTCAATCCCAAATCATAATTTTAGATTTCCGCTTCGCGCAGAAGCTCACGAATTTAGAATCTGGGATAAGTTTCTTAATGACGATGAAATCAAGTCTTACATGTCCAGCGGTGCTGGGTTATCAATAGATAATCTTCTTTTTCATTTGCCAGTTTTGTTCACTAAAGAATCGCCGTCAAGGCAGACATTTGTGACGCCATTTCAGATGACCCAACAGTCAACTGTTGACGCTCATAATGTTTCGATGTCATTTGGTGTTGGGGGTCACGAGGTAAACATCGAGAATTTTGTTAGAGAATTTGCTCAAGGAAGATATCCGACTCTTTTTAACCTGACAGGATCAGAGATTACATGGAACATCACTGATTTTGAAGAAGCAAACACACTTTTGTACGCTACTGGAACATTTGCAAAAAGAAATTTGACGGTCCTACCTTGCGACAATGGTCTAACAAGGCCAAACTATTCTATTTTAGTTTCTGGAACAATCGATAAGCACCCTTCTATTGATTCAGCTTTTTCAAAGTACATAAATGATTTTGGAAATCTCGATCTTTCTCTTGTAAGCTTAAATAATTTGCTTTTGACTTCCTCATTATATCGTGGACTGATAGCATCCGGAGATGGTCTACCGTCGTCAATATCAAGCGAGATTGAGGGCGCTGGACCTGATAGCTTAAACAGCGATAACGACGTTGGTGAAGTTCTAACTATCTTCCAAAGACAGCGTGACAATTCATCAAACTCTGTTGTTATTTTCGACACCAGCAATCTCTTCTACGGCGGAAAGATTCATCCAAAAAGTCTTGAGATCATAGACTCATCAATGACAGGATCTGATGGTCAGGTTAAGATGACGATACATGATAACGGTTATGGCGGACTTTTCAGGGCAGACGCTTTGACACCACATGCTAAGTGGGCAGGAATCGGGACGGTTCTTTACGAAGAGGGACTGGTTGTTATCAAATCTCCGCTAATTTTCCTCTTTGGAAAAGATCAGTTTGAGATCTCAATGAGAGGAGAGCGACAAGTTCATGTGATGGAGATTGCAGTTCCATGTCCTGCTGGTCAGATAAATTCAAGCTCAAACCCAACATTTAAATCTCTAATAGCGAGCAATGACCCAGACGAAAGATCTGTTGGTCCTGTTATCATCACTGGAATAAACCTTCACGATGATAATCTCAACGTTGTAGCACGCGTAGCGCTTGCGCAACCAATCATAAAACGCAGCGAAGATCGCTACTTGTTCAGAATTAAGATGGATTGGTAATGATACTAGGACTTGACGTCTCAACAAGCTCAACAGGTTGGGCGGTTTTAGACAGCGACGGTAAGCTTATAGAAATGGGATGCTTTCCACTTACAAAGTTTGAAAGTTTTTTTGACAAAGCAGTTGCTGTCAACTCAGGACTTTTGGAAGTAAAAAGAAAATATCCAGATATCTCTAAGATGTCAATAGAAGAACCCCTTCAAGGCTTTCGTCGTGGTTTAAGCTCTGCAAAGACGCTGCTTACGCTGGCACGGTTCAACGGCATCATTGGATGGCAAGCTTACGTTGTTTTTGGATTTGAGCCAATTTTCATCAGCTGCACAGCTGCAAGAAAAGACCTAAGCATTACAATCATCAAGACTCGCGACACAAAAGACCAGATAATGGAATGGGTTGAGCGCGTTACTGGAGTCACTCTGCAGAGAAGAGTCGCAAAGGTTGGAAAGAAGAAAGGTCAAACTCTTTTTGCTGCTGGCGTTAACGATGCTGCTGACGCTTACGTGATGGCGCGAGCAGTCCACTTGATAAAACCTTAAGAAACAGATTAAAATTGCATTGTGATAGATGCAAAAGAAAGAATTCAGATACTGATGCAAGCTCTTGGGGCCTGCACGCTGGACCGCAAAGGTCTAAATGCTGCTTTTCGATGCCCTGATTGTGGAAACTCAAAGAAACAAAAACTTGTTGTTCGAATTGACACCGGACAATATCACTGCTGGGTCTGCGATGCTCGTGGTGCCTCGATTGCAAAGATCCTAAGGAAGATATCATCAGATGTTGCTACGAGGTGGGAGAGTGTTGCTGGGTCACACCAGCGAAGGTTCCTTGATGAAGCAGTCACAGCAACAAAGGCAGAGCTTCCAGTTGGGTTCAAGCTTATAGCTGAGTCTCTTGATTCCCGAGATCCAGACGCAAGATCTTGTGTTGAATACGTCAGAAATCGTGGTCTTGGTCTACGTGACATGTGGTACTTCAGGCTTGGGTTTGTACGTCATGGACGTCTTTCACGCAGAATCATAATGCCCTCATTTGATTCTGACGGTCTTCTCAACTACTGGACAGCAAGATCAATTGATGAAAAGAATATTGGAAAGTACGTAAATCCGCCAATTCCGCGTGGTGAATTCATCTTTAATGAGATAAACATAGATTGGCGAAAAGAGATAACGCTTGTTGAAGGACCTTTTGATTTGACAAAATGCGACAATAACGCAACTGCGATCCTTGGATCAAATATGTCAAGAAAATCCGCTCTATTTCAAGCAATAGCTAGAAACAGAACACCTGTAGTTTTGGCTCTTGACAGCGACATGCCAGAAAAGCAACATAAGTGGGCGTCAGCATTATCTGAATTTGATCTGAATGTTAAGATTCTAAATCTTGGCGATAAGAAAGACGTTGGCGAAATGACACGTGAAGAATTCTTGCTTGCAAAATCGCAGGCAAAATTATGGGACAAATTCCAGGGTATTATTAACCTCTCTAAGATTATGAGAAGCGGGAGCATGCTTTGATCAAAGTTATCCATCTTTCAGACATTCATTGGCGCGGGATGCAACGTCATGATGAATACACTGAAGCGTTTGAAGATTTTTTTAAGAAAGCTGATGATCTTAATCCTGATTTGATTGTTGTTGGTGGTGACATTGTCCACTCAAAGACACAAGGCATCACCCCTGAGCTTGTTGACCGACTTGGATGGTGGTTTCAAAAGCTTGCAAAGTGGAAAACTGTTGTTATTCTTGGAAATCATGATGGTCTTATTCATAACAAGTCACGACTGGATGCGATTTCACCAATCGTTGCAGCGCTAAATGACAAGAACATCATTCTTTTAAAGGATTCTGGAAACTACAAGATTGGTGGAATCAATTTTGCAAATTTTTCATGCTTTGATGAAGAGAATTGGGAAAAGTGCAGTCCAGATCCAGACCTGATCAACGTTGCGCTGTATCACGGTGCAGTAGGCGGCTCTCTTCTTGATACGGGTATGCCAGTTGACGGAGAAGTCACGGTTGACATGTTTCGCAGATATGATTTCTCAATGCTTGGTGACATACATCGCCAGCAATTTTTAGATGGCGACACAAGAATCGCTTATCCCGGTTCTACCATCCAGCAGAATTACGGTGAGGATATAAACAAAGGATTTTTGTTCTGGCAGATTAAGAGCAAAGACAGCTACCGCGTTAATTTTATCAAAATCAAGAATCCAAAGCCATTTCACACTGTCGAGTGGCAGGGAGACGTTTCATCCACAATGCAGGAATGTGAGAAGTTCCCAGCAGGTTCAAGATTTAGAATTCTAAATGATGAGAGCATGATCATTTCTGAATCGCGTCAGCTCACTGGAGAGCTTAAAAAGAAGATGAACGCGTCAGAGATTGTTTGGAAGTTTGTTGGTGAACAATCAAAAGATGAGATGCGCGCGGGCACAACTACACTTTCACATGATGATCTTCGTGACCCGACAACAATCAAGAGTCTTTTCAAAAGTTACGGCGAATCCAGAAACTTATCAGAGAGCGCTTTAGCTTCTCTAGACAGCACAATCTCAAAATTAATCGATTCGCTTCCACCTGATGAACGACTTGGAAGCGCAAGGTGGTCAATAAAGAAGCTTCGATGGGACAATACGTACTCGTATGGAAAAGAAAACGAGATTAATTTTGAAAAATTAAGCGGTATTACAGGAATCTTTGGAAAGAACGCCCAAGGAAAATCATCAATACCTGGAACAATCATGTATTCGCTGTTCAATACAACGGATCGTGGTCCAATCAAGAATTTGCACATCATAAACTCAAGAAAAGATTACTGCAAAGCATCTGTTGAGTTTCAAGCTGGAGATTCAACGTATATGGCAGAGCGTCAATCTGTCAAGCATCAAACAAAGTTAGGTGTGCAGCACGCTATTACCCATTTAAACCTGCATAAAATTGATCATGACGGAAACCCCGTAGAGGACATATCAGGCGAGCAACGCAGAGATTCTGACAAGTCACTTCGGTCGTTAATTGGAACTTCTGACGATTTTCTTTTAACATCATTTGCTTCTCAAGGAGAAATGAATACCTTCTTGAAAGAACGCGCAACTGCTAGAAAGAACATCCTATCAAAATTTTTAAATCTACAGATTTTTGACTCTTTGAATATGCTGGCAAAAGAAAGCTCGAGCTCAATTAAGTCAGAACTTCGCAGAACTCCAACTATTGATCTTCGCGCAGCCGTTGAGTCAAATTCAAAAGAGTCACAAAGCTTGCAGGATAATCTGGCGGAGATCGAATCATCTAAATCATTAATTGATCTTGACATAAAGAAGCTTACTGCAATTCTTGAAAGAGAATCTCCCGGATCTTCTCACACTCTTGATGACATTAAGCTTTATGAAATAGAGACTGAAAGCATCAAAAGAAAGATTTTGCAAAATAGCAATGAGCTTGAAGCTGCTATTTTAGAGCGTGATGACCTTGGATCAAAAATTGAAAAAATACAATCTGTTGTAGATTCAATCAACATTGACGAGTTAAAAAATGAGATTGAAAGATCTCAAAAAATTTCAAACAAGATTTCAGAAATTGAAGCTCGTTCACGAAAAGAAGCTGAGTCTTTAAAGACTCTTGAGCATTCAGCAAAAAAGCTTGCAGATGTTCCTTGCGGCGATAAGTTTCTAACCTGCAAGTATATTCGTGATTCTCACGTTGACAAAGATCTAATTCCAAATCAAAGAATTGCTCTTGACGAGATAACTGCAACTCTTGAAGAGCTTCGTCAAAACTTTGACTTAAACAACTTAAAATCTCTAAATGAACGCTACGAAAAAGTAATTTCTCTGCAATCAAAGCTTCCATCTGCAAAAACATCTCATGCTGCACACACAAGCCGCGCCAAGAGTCTTGAGTCTTTAAAAGATTCTCTTGAAAATGATTTTGTAAGAGTGAATAAAGCACTACAAGAAGTTAGAGACTCAGTTTCAATGACTGCAATTGAGCAAGTCAACAAGACGCGTCTCGAGATTAAAGAGAAAGAGCAAAAGTCGCAAGAAATCTCCAAAAAAATGCTTCGAGATAATCAGAGAATTGGTGCGCTTGAAAGTGAATCATTTCGTTTTAAAGCTGATCTTAAAAGAATCGAAGAGCTGCAGGCTGAATGGAAAGTGTATGAGACAATCCTTGCTGCAACCGGAAAAGACGGTATCCCACTCCAAATCATAGCGTCTCAGCTTCCAAGAATTAATTACGAGATTGCAAAAGTCTTAAACGGCGTTGCAAATTTTAATGTAGAACTCATAGCAAATGAGGAAGACGGAGATCTAGAAATTTTTATTGACTATGGAGATTCAAAACGTCCAATTGAACTCTCTTCAGGAATGGAAAAGATGATTTCATCATTAGCGATTAGGACCGCGCTAATAGAAGTTTCTGCAATTCCAAAGACTGATCTTTTTATCATTGATGAGGGGTTTGGCGCGCTTGATGATACCAATCTTGAATCATGCGCACGACTTTTAACTTCCTTAAAACGTAATTTTAAGAACATACTGATAATTTCTCACGTTGACAGCATCAAAGATATTGTCGATAATGTTATTGAAATTTCTCATGATGGTGTTGACGCAAGCGTAAATTGCTAATGAGAAAGATAGTTAGTGAAAGAGATGGATATCGGATGATCCAAAAAGGCGACGCAGCACTCTCTGTGTTTCCAATAGATTGTCCGCTTTGCAAGTGTGTTGTAATAGATGAGATGGACACGCTTTCAATCTCAAGATCTGGTTGCTGCTTTGATTGTGAAAATGAAATAGCAGACCTAAATCGAACTTGTTGGCTAGAAGGTTGGAGACCTGAGGCTGAGAAAGTTAATGAAATCATATCAAAGAGACTTTCATCGCCTCACTCGAGAGGATATATTTAAAGCTAGGAGAGCTATCTGACATGAATCTGTCAATAAAAGAACTTAATGTGCTGGGGCAGATAACGCAGAAGGGCTGGGGTGTTTCATCTATGCCTAACTCTATCAACTGCTCAATGCAAAATGACACTATCACGCTCAAATATATAACTGTGGTGCATTTTGCTGCTGATTCAGCCCTACGTGATCAGGTAGATAGAATTTCTCATGAATCTATCGAACTTCTTACAAAATGTGTTGTAGACATAAAGCGGCAGTTCAAGGAAATCACTGGAAAGACAATCAGGCTCAAGGAAGCGTCAAATGATGATTCGCTTGAAGTTATTTCAGCTACAAATCTTTCACCGCGTCGTATTGCTTACTACAGGAGACAGGTTACGTTGAAAGTGGTATAACATGGCAATTCTATCGAAAGATAAACAAGTTGCAGAGATAATAGCCTGCGGCAAGAATTCATCTTATTTCATCAATAAATACGCAAAAATTCAGCACCCAACTCGTGGACTTATAAGCTTTAACACTTACAAATTTCAAAATGAGTGTCTTAATGAGTTTGAAAAGCACAGATTCAACGTTATTCTAAAATCAAGACAGCTGGGCATTTCAACGCTGGCTGCAGCATACGCTCTCTGGCTTTCTTTATTCTATAAAGACAAGGCAGTTCTTATTATTGCAACAAAACTGGCTGTTGCACAAAATTTTATCAAAAAAGTAAAAGTCATGCTTCAGAACTTACCGACATGGCTTATAATGCCGTCGATAAAATCTGATACAAAGCAGACTGTTGAGTTTAGCAATGGTTCATCAATAAAAGCAATTCCCACATCTGACGATGCTGGTAGATCAGAAGCTCTTACGCTTCTGATTGTTGATGAGGCAGCATTCATTGGAAACTTCGATGAGTTGTGGACAGGTCTTTACCCAACTCTATCAACAGGTGGTCGAGCAATTGTTCTTTCAACGCCAAACGGCGTTGGAGGCCAGTTTCATAAGCTATATGTTGAAGGAGAATCAAATTTAAATGAGTTTAATGCGATAAAGTTTCCATGGGACATCCATCCTGAGCGAGACACAGAATGGTTTGATAATGAATCAAAGAACATGACTCGAAAGCAAGTTGCACAAGAATTACTTTGCGACTTTGCAGCTTCAGGTGACACTTTCCTTGGTGCAGCTGAACTTGACTTTATCATTTGCAATACGCAAAGGCCTATCGAGCGGTGGGGCCCAGAAATGAGTGTTTGGGTCTGGAGATATTCTCTTCAAGATCACAAGTACATCATAAGCGCTGACGTGGCACGCGGCGATGGAGCTGACTATTCGAGCTTTCATGTCATTGACACAACTGCCGGTGAGCAAGTTTCAGAGTTTAAAGGTAAGATACCACCTGATCAATTTGCTGTGCTATTGAATGAGGTTGGATTTCGATATAATAAAGCGCTTGTCTGTCCAGAAAACAACAGCTATGGTTATGCAGTCTGCATGAAGCTCAAAGAGCTTGGATATCCAAACCTCTATTACAAGGATAAAAAATATCTTTACATGGGCGCGAGCGCAGGATCTGAGGACATTGCAAATATTGGATTTACCACTGGTCCTTCGAATAGAACAAAGATGCTAACGAAGCTAGAGGAAGTTATCAGAAATAAACAAATACGAATTAGATCAACTAGAATGGCTGAAGAACTAAAGACTTTTACGTGGATCGGACAAACTGCGCGCGCCATGAAAGGATATAATGACGATCTTGTGATGGCATTAGCGATTGGTGTCTGGCTATACGACACAACAATAGACTATTCAAAGCAAAGCCAAGAGATGACAAAAGCTATGATTGCAGCTTTTGCTGTGAACAAAAGAGATCATGATGAAGATCCATTTGTTCCGCATTCCAGAAATCCAATGTCTCCAATAATGGTGGACGGGATACCAAACAAAATGTCAGGAACAAGAAACGCTTACGCGCAATTTGGCTGGTTAATCAAGGGTTAATTTAAGCTTAGAGAAAAGAGAATAGAATAGAACTGAGAGTAAGATGGCAGAAAAAACAAACAAGAATCTTTTTCAAAAGCTTACCCAACTCTTCAGAGCTGGGCCAGTCATCCGTAGAAAGGTAAAGAATTTTTCAGAACCTACCGCATCATCTGCATACGAGATGTTCAGGAAGAATCAATCTGATATATACTCCAGCACCGTCGCTGCTTACGGAGCTTTTGACCGTATGTCGAGATACAGCGACTTTAGCGAGATGGAAGCCACACCAGAGATTGCATCTGCGCTTGATATCTACGCTGAAGAAACTGTCTCTCAAGATGAGAAAGGACAGGTTCTTCATATTCACTCTGAGAATAGAAGAGTCAGAGAGCTTCTTGAAACTTTATTCAATGACACCTTGAACATCGAATTTAACTTGCCAATGTGGACAAGAAATCTTTGCAAGTACGGTGATTTCTTCTTGTTCAACGACGTTCATCCAAACTACGGAATTATCAACGGTTACCCAATTCCAATCTCAGAGATGGAACGCGAAGAAGGATACGATCCGAAAGATCCAATGGCAGTTCGATTCCGCTGGATTACCAGAGGAAATCAGGTTCTTGAGAATTGGCAAATATCACATTTTAGAATTCTTGGAAATGATGCGTTTCTTCCATATGGATCATCAGTTTTAGAGTCAGCTCGCAGAATCTGGCGTCAGCTTATCCTGATGGAAGACGCGATGCTTGTCTATCGAATTGTTCGCGCACCA